GTAGGCCCCGAAAACCCTACGGTCGCGGTACCTACCGCAGAGCCTTAGCAGAACTATTGGTCGCCGTACATTGGTGGCCACCCGATGTACCATTTGACACTGACGACCTGGCAACGGTCGCCAAGGTATTGAAGGAACAATCAAAATGACGACATCGGCAAGCATCAGAGTTGTAGGCGTCAAATCTGCTTTGGCCGAATTGAATTCAATTGACAAACAGTTGCGCCGTCGCATTACCCATGAATATGCAGACATTGTTGCGCCAATTGTCAATGAAGCAAAATTCCTTGTGCCAGCACGTGCGCCAATGTCGGGCTGGTATCGAGCCTGGACACCCCGCAATCAATACGGTCGATTTGGCGGATCGTTGCTGCCATGGGTGAACGGTGCAGCTGGCTACCGAATCAAACCCTATGTATCTGGCAAACGCCCACGCACAATCGGCGGGTATACAAAAAACCTTGCCGCATTTGGTATTCGCTGGACCGATAAAACAGCTGTGCTTTTTGACGCCAGTGGTCAATCAAATTCAAAGGCTGGCGACCAAATGATCAAAGTATTGGGTGAGCGTTACGGCGCACCATCTCGCGCCATGTGGCGTGCTTACGATCAGGCAGGACCAGACATGCAATATGAACTGCGCCGGTTGGTAGAAAAAATTATGCGATCTGTTGGACGCAATATAAAGGTCAAAAACTAATGGCAATCAATATTCCAATCATCACAGATTTCGATTCACGCGGAATCAAAAAAGCCGAAAAGGCATTTGGCGAAATAGAAAAAGCAGGTGCAAAGGTAGGCACATCACTCAAAAACGCTTTGTTGCCTGTTGGTCTTGCTTTGGGTGGTCTAGCCGTTGCCGGCGCAAAGTTTGCAATGGCTGCTGCTGAGGATCAGAAATCGGCTGCGTTGCTTGCGCGCCAGTTGAAAGTTACGACAAGAGCGACTGATGCCCAGGTGAAATCTACGGAAGATTTTATTTTGCAAATGTCGTTGGCTAACGGTGTGGCCGACGATGAGTTGAGGCCGTCACTTTCCAAGTTGGTCAGGGGTACGAAGGACATCACCAAAGCACAGAAATTGCTTGCATTATCGCTAGACGTGTCTAGGGGCAGTGGCAAGAGCCTGAGCCAAGTGACTGACAGTATTTCTAAGGCCCTGGGCGGCAACATGGGCGCGCTGGCGCGTCTGTCACCCGAAGTCAAGCAAATGGTCAAAGACCAAAAGAGCCTTGATGAGATTTTGCAAGCATTGGGCAAAACCTATGCGGGTAGTGCTGCTACCGCAGCCGACACGTTTCAGGGCCGTATGGACCGTCTCAAAGTGGCTATCAACGAAACCAAAGAGTCAATCGGCTACGCCTTATTGCCCATTTTTGAAAAGATGGTGGCTTTTATTCAGTCTCGCATTTTGCCTGTCATCCAAAAGTTTGTTGATTCAATCGGCAGCCAAGGTCTAGGCAAAACTCTCAAAGAAACCAGCGGTCAAATCTTCAACTGGTACCGCGAAGCAGACGGTGCCACAGGGGCCACACTTGACTTCGCAGCTGCCGTCGTCACTCTTGGCGTCGCATTCAAAGGACTCGCAATCATTTCTGGCATTGCATCAACCATTTCAGCAATTAGCACCGCCGTAGGCGGTCTAGGCACAGTGTCAGCCGGTATTGGTGCGGCAGGTCTTGGAACACTCACCGCAGCATTCGGTTTGTTGTTCATCAACATTGCAGCAGTCTTTGGCTTGCTACGCGACAAAGAAGACTTTGCCTACATCACCGCAGCAGTACTTGACTTCACATCAACAATTGCAAACGCTTTCATTCTTATGGCCAACGCCGTAGTCGATGCCGGCAACCTTGTCATCAAAGCAGGCAACTTGCTTGCACCAGGCAAACCATTCCAAGAGTTTGGAAAACTGGATTATCTCAGCGTGAACCGCACAATGAGCATTCAAAACAAAGCACCAACAATTGCAAACCCATCCAACTACAAAGACGTAGGCGTGCCATCAGTGACAGTCAATACAGGCGTCGGTGATCCAGTAGCAATCGGCAAACAAGTAGCAGACGTACTCAACGCATACCAGCGTCGCACAGGCAACGCACTGGCACGGCCGTAATGCCATTTCCAGTTGCCAAAGTATCCGTCGCATTCAACGATGGCCCCTATGTAGTGTCACCAACCTGGACCGACATCACCAGCAGCGTCCGATCAATGTCCACCGACCGTGGCCGATCAGATGACTGGGGCAACATCACAGGTTCAGCCACCGTCGTACTCAACAACCGCGAACGCCTATATGACCCTTTCTACACATCAGGCACCTACTACGGAAAACTACTGCCACGCCGGCAAATCAAAATAGAAGCCACCTACGGTGCCACCACCTATCCAGTCTTTCGCGGATTCATCGACGGATGGCCACCAACATGGACAGACGCCGGCGGTGATTCCACAGTCACGTTGTCTTGTTTTGACGCTCTCAGTTTGCTAAGTGCTGCACCAATGCCACCAGTCTGGTCATCTCGATATATCAGTGACCTAGGTGCCCAACACTTTTGGAAAATGGATGACCCCATTATTGGCAGCGGGGCTATCGCCACTTTCACTGATACCGGCACGTATGCAACACCAATCACTAGCAGCAATATCGTTTATCAAGTCCAGTCCCTTGCCAGTGGTATTCCTGATACTTGCGCCGGCAGTGCAAACAACTTGACGTCAGGTGCTTCGGTTGTTCTGCCAGTGCCATGGGGAACATATAGTGACGTCTCTTTTGCCTTTTGGACTCGCAACAATCAAGTCAGTGCAACTGGTTCATCAATCACCTTTGCCACTAATGGTTTGTCTTTTGAAATGTTCCAAAACACAACTGGTGCCAGCGCAGGCAAATACCAAATTCGTATTCGCACAACCACTATCGGCTATGAATGGTTTAGCAGCGTTCAAGACATATCAGAAAACCACCACATTGTCTTTACATACAGCAGGACAACAGACGAAGGCCTTCTTTATATTGACGGTCTACCAGAAGCCCCAACACGCCTGGGCTATTCAACATTGTTTGGTGCTTTTACCGATGAGCAAATCTCATTGTTCAGAGGCGAGTTCCAGCACTTTGCCAGTTTCAACAAAGTGCTGACACCAACCGAAGCATCAACTATCTACCAGTACAGCTTGAACCAATTGTCAGAAACCACATCACAACGCGAAACGCGCATCATTGGCTACACACCGTTTTCAACATCCATGACCAGTTTTGCAGGAACGCAAACAGTCCTTGACCTGCCCCCTGACCTTTCGACCGCAACATCACAATTGCAAATTGCTGCCGATTCCGAATATGGATTCTTATTTGCAAACAAAGCAGGAATCGTCACCACCTACACCCGCAACCAAATACGCACCCAAACAAAGTCGATTGTGTCACAAGCTCAATACGGAAACGGCGTCGCCTTCTCAGGCAACGGCATAGGCACAGATGTACAGCTGCAATACGCCGGCGACTCAATGCGAAACATTGCAGACGTGTCATGCACAACCGCCGGCACAGTCACAGTCACTAACTCAACCAGCGTCAGCACCTATGGATCAGCGCGGGAATCTCTCAGCACCGTTCTTGGCACTTTGTCTTCTGCTACTTCCGTAGGACAAATCGTGTCTGGTTGGGGTGGCCAGGTTTATCCGTTGGCGTCCCCGACCGAAGTTGTTGTGTCGCCTGACGCATCATGGGCTACGACGCTAGACCTAGAACTGTTTGACCGTTTCACATTGCAAGTCACACCGCCAACCGGCAATGCAATTACTAATTACATGCTGACTTCGCGCATCTCGCATTCTGTAACCCCTGGCACCTGGGTGACAACTCTTGAAGGTTCAGCACGTTGGGCCGCTGTTTTTATTCTCAACCAATCCACCCTTGATGGCACTGACTTACTAGGATGACCTCATGACTTACCCTGTTTTTGCCAGTGGCGATGTGCTAAACGCATCCGATATGAATGCCGTTGGTTTATGGCTGGTGGCAAGCACCACATTCAGTGGTTCGACTGGCGTCGAAATGTCAAATTGTTTTAGCAGTAGCTATACCAACTATGAAGTGCATACCACGCTTTACGGCAGTGGTTCAACAAACTCATCTTTCCAACTTATGACAGGCACAAATACCAAAGACACAAGCGCTGTCTATGAGCGTGTCGGCTGGTATTGGACTACTGCTTTTACAAACTTCAACGGCACTGGTGGCACGGTTTGGTTCAACGCAAACCACGGCACAACAGCAGCGCAATACAGCAACTCACAAACAACTATTTTTCAACCAAATGTTTCAGGAGTACGCACCGAATCAAGAGGACAATCTTACGCAGGCGACAGTGGCCTCATTACCTACGCAAACCAGTTTGTGACAACCACTACGGCTTACACAGGGCTTTATTTGTTCCCAGCATCAGGAAACATCACCGGCACTATTACTATTTTTGGATACAGAAAACCATGAGCGACCCAAAACCAACAATCCACCAATACGACTGCCTAACAGGCGAGACAACTGAAAGAGAGATGACAGATGAAGAAATCGCTGCTATCCCTGACGCTATTGACTTCCCTCGTCCTGAGTAGTTGCGCGGACCGTACTCGCGTGAATTGCGAACGCATCAAAAACAAAGCACCCGAAACCATTGGCACAGCTGTACAAATAGGGGGTGGCCGTTGTGGCTGAAAAAATGACCAACGAACAAATCAAAGCAAGAATTATTTTGACCGTCGCCATCGGTCTCACTTTTGCTTTTGTTATCTCAATCGGTGCGCTGCTCTACGGCCTGTTATTTGTTGTGCAACCCATTGACCAGGCACCTAACGATGCCGAAGCCTGGGCAGTACTCTCACCAATGCTTATGACCCTTGCCGGCGGCCTTATTGGCGTACTTGCTGGCAACGGCCTAAAAGACAGACCAAAGGATCCACCAGCCCCATGATTAGCACCAACTACACAGTGACCACCACGGCCGTCAAGGTCTATGAAACAGGCAACGCCACGAATCGCATTTATGTTCGCGCTACTGGCGCAGACGTGTATCTAGGCGGTGCCGGCGTAACAGTCGCCAACGGTTTGAAACTGGATGCAAACAGCGTCATTGAAATCACTGTTGATGAATTAGAAACTGTCTATGCCATCGTAAATACAGGCAGTCACAACCTTGCCGTGTTGTCACCTAGCCAGTCATGAAATACACCGGCTACGACAAGACCGCTGATCAGCGCATGAAAGGCACGGAACGCTTTGTCGAGCTGTGCGGTCGCCGTTGGGGCATGAAAAACCTTGGCACCCTAGTTGTACGCCAAATGCGCAATGGGCAGGGCATGTCTGTACACGCCACAGGCCGTGCAGCCGACATCGGATTCAAAGACACCCCACAAGGCCACGCCGATGCTGTTGAAGCAATGCTGTGGTTTGTCAAGTACTACAAAGAACTAGGCATCGAAGAAGTACACGACTACGGCGGCCTAATCAACGGCACCTGGCAGGGATGGCGTTGCTCACGTAATGGCAAACCAGGCTGGAAAAAATGGACTGACACCGACAATGGTGGTTCAAAAAATGGTCGCTGGATCCATGTTGAACTTGCAAGCAAATCAAACGGTGGCCACGCCGAAGATGACGTTGCCTTGGAAGCAGCTTGGCGCGCACTACCAAAGCCCACCAAATAAATCGCGCGCGTTAGGACAGCGCAGCGCAGCCCCATCGACCAGGTTTCTAGCCTTTCTTTCCAGGTCGGTGGGGCACACTCTCAAATGCTTGCAATGTTGTTTGCAATCGGTAATACTCACAGAGCCAATCAACTGGCACGAAAGGAACCCGACATGACATTCGAAGATTTGCCGCTATTCCGTAGCAGCGACCCAACCACCAGCCGTGACGGCGCAAAGCACGTCATGATCCGCAGAACAGGCCAACTAGCCAAATTGCTTTTGTGCTACGCCGATAGCCAAATCGGCATGACCGACGAAGAAGCAGGCATACGCACCGGCATGGCATCCATCGGAACTGGATATTGGAAACGATGCAGCGACCTACGCCGGCTAGGACTTATTGAGTACACAGGCACCACACGCCTGACCAGCGCAGGAACACCAGCAATGGTCTGCACCGTCACCGCCTACGGCATCGCAGAAGCCCACAGATTGCGTCAGGAAGCCATATGAGCCCCGATGCAATCTTTTGGTGGTCAATGACCTACGGAACCGTACAAGGGGCATTGTTTACAATTGCACTGCTGTGGTGGTGGAACCACCGATGACCATCCTGCCGACCTACATCTACGATGCCCTATTGTCAGATGACCGACTAACACTGGTTCAAGTCTTTCGAGATTTTGAAACAGGTCTGATACT